TGAACTTTGTTTTTTGGGCGAATAAATCAACAATTCGATTTTTTGTAACCCCTATTTTTTTTGCTAAATAATCTTGTTTTTCACCTAAGTATTTAAGTTCTGATTTTATTTCGTCGATGAAGTCTATAATTTGAGTTTCTGTCATTTTTGTCTCTAATAATTATACCAGTTTTTCAATTCACTTTCTTTGATGTTTGGATATTCCAAATTCAAATCTTTTCCATTGTCATAAAAATTATAGACCAACTCAGATCCGTCAAATTTTGCAACTGCCCAATAATTAACTGCATAATTACCTTTCCAATTGTTTTTATCTACAATAGTTTCTTTATAAACTATTTGCTGTTTGATTGTTTCAAAATCCCATTCTCCTTCTGAACTTTCAATTTCTAAAGTTTCAAAGTAGCTGTTTTTTGGTTGATTTTCCCAAAGGTATTCACCTGCATAAGTTTCTTGTTTTTCTAATTCAATTTCAAATCTTTTTTCAGCATCTTCTAAATTATCAAATGATGCAATTAAAACTAAATTTGTATTGTCGTCTGATTCTATTCTTTTTTGTACGTTGTAAGTTTTCATAATTTCTAAATTTTAAGTGTTGTTTTTATTCGTAAATATTTAAAATACAATACACTTCGACGGCTTTTTTAAGCGTATTTTCTATTGCTTGTGTGCTTTTGTTTTCTGATTTAGCATACATTTTATTAAAATGCTCTAATATTTCCGCTACGGGTTTAAAATCGTGTTCTGATTCGTCGCTTATTCCTTGACGAAAATCAATTCCGGTAATCGTTCCATTTTCGACGTTAAAAAATATAACTCTGTCGGTGTCGTTATCTGTAATTTTAAAAATATTTTTCATTTTGATGTGTTTTGATTTTTACTGTAAATATAAATTTGTTTTTTGAGTTTTCGCCTATATCCTGGAAAAACATCGATTCAAACCGCTGCAAGCTACTTCGATAATTTGCTTGTTTTTATAAACGTTCCGGATCGTAACTGTATTAGTTTGCAGTTTTGTAATTTCTGTTCGCTGTGTCTTTCTTAATAGCCTATTTGCGAAATATTTTAGGCTATTGGGTTTGATATATGTTTCCATTTTTTCAATGTATTAATCGTTCTATTCCAATTTCTATTTTTAGGTCAAGAGCATCGTTTAAATCGTGTTCTGATTCGATTTTTGCTTCGGTGTCGTCGTCGAAAACTTTAAATAGTTCAACCGTTCCAAGTTTGAAAAGCTCTTTCGCTTTTGTAGGCGAAATTATTTCGAGGTAGTAAGATTGTGGCTTTTTCATTTTTTTATTTAATTTTAATTCGTAAAATTTTGAATTCCCTTGTGTTTATTGGTGGTTTTTATTTAATTATAAATAAATTGATTGTAACATTTTTCTTTGAAGGAGTTTTTTAATTTTGGTAAAATTGTAGAAACTGCCTTTTTAATATCATTTTCACGCATTACAAAACCAATCGTTTGTAATTGTGATAACTTTCTACCAATATCAAATAAATTCTTTTTATCGTTTAAAAATTCAATTTCAGAATATCCAAAATCTATTTTTCGGCCCAAGTATAAAACCGTTACAAAATTTTCGTGTAATTCCGAAATAGTAACAGTATTGCCTTTTTTAATTTCTGAATAATCAATTTTTAATATAGCTTTCATTTCAATTAATTTTAAGGTTATGTTTTAGTGTTTCAAATTCAAGGTCAAATTCTGCATTTTCGAGAATTTCCTCCAAATGTGCTTGTGCAATTTCAGCGAAGGACAAATTTAAGTTTTCGTCGTCGGGATGCAAAACAGAATTACATTTTATTGGTTCCAATTTATCGGGGAACAGTTTTGCGAATAGATTTTTGTTGTATTCGTCGATTTGGTTTTTTGAGTTTTCCATCGGATCAGGATTTTAGATTTTCAAATTCTTCATCTGTAAGATTGAAATTATTTCTTATTTGTGACTTTGAAAAAACAGCCACGCTTAAAAATCGGTTGTCGTTAACTTCTAATTCAATTTCAAAATAACCTGCGTATTTTGAATTGTGTATTTTTGTTATTTTCGTTATCATCTGAATTGGTTTTCGTCGTTTTCTTCAAGTCCTAATTCCTGCCCGTAATATTTTATCGAGAACCAAATTTGCTCGTAAGTGGCTTCATTTCCAAAAGCATCGTTCAAAACTTCTTGCGCCTGTTCATCGGTACATTTGAATTTTGATTGAACATCTTCAACACTCCATAAATTATCCGTGAAATATCCGTTTTCTTTTAGAAGTTGTTTTGCTGCTTCGATTTCGTTGTAATTGTCCATTTTGGTTAATAATTAAAGTTAAATTTTTTCTCGAAAATTGTTTCTAAAATATCGCTTTCGCATTCGTAATCTTCGCCCTCATAAACATACAAATCTGCTTCTTCGTCATATTTGAACAAGTCAAAATCACTGTCATCTAAATCATAACATTTGGCTTCTGAATTTCCAGCGGTAAAAATTGCTTTACCGAAAACATTGCATCCGCTTTCTTCGTAAGTGACTTCAAAATTCAAATTAAAATAGTTTGCAATTTCTACCAAATCCAAAACATTTGGCGCCCATTTTGTTGCGTAGCTAATTACTTCGCTGTCGTCTTCGTGTATCTCAAAAAACCAATCTTCTTTTGGTTCGGTCATAAACGGTGGAAGTTGTCCTTCGTTGGTTTCTATTTCTTTTTCGTGCATTGCCTTAAACATTGCATTTACTTTTTTTATTTGGGATTCTTCTCCTGAAAAGGTTACCCAATTTTGCGCCCAGTTTGCCATTGTTCTATTTTTTAAATTGGTTTTTAAATTCTTCGGATTTAATCCATTCGTCGAGTTTGGTTTGGATTTCGTCCTCAAACTCAAAATCTTTCGATGCTTCGTAATTTTCGTCACAAAATCCACCGTAATAATTAGCATCTACATAATCGTGTAAATCGCTAAAACTCGTAACGGTATCGGGAACAATTCCTTCTTTTATGTCTGAAAGGATTTCTTTTTTCGCCTGATTCAAAATGATACCAAAGTTTTTCATCGTTTAAAGTTTTTCAAAAATTATTTTTTCGCCATCTGTCATTATTTGGAAGATTTCTTCCCATTCCTCGGTTTTGTTCAAAACGAAAATATCCTCTTCCGTATCATGGTAAAGCGTGTATTTTTCGTTTAGTTCTATTTCTTCGCCATGGTCCAAACTATTGAGCATTTCAATAGTAACTTTATCCATTGCTTCGTTTAGTTTATTTGCCATCTTGTTTATTTTTTAGATTAGTCTAAATTATTTTTTCGTCGATTGCCTACATTCTGAAAATCACGTTAAGCAAAAAATAAGCTCCTGCAATTGCTATAAAGTATATTTGTGTTTTTGCTTTCATCTTTTAAACTTGTTTTAATAAGTTTTGTAAGTTTTCTTTTTTGGAGACAAAGAAACGTTTCGTATCTTCTTCAAAGATTGCATCAACTCCGTAAGGTTGTCCGTTTTCTATTTTTCGGGCTGACGCTAAAAATAATGCCTGCAAAGGGGTATCTGCGTAAATAGTTAAATTATCGCCTTCGATAAAAGTAACTGTGTATTTTTGCTTTTTCATAATATTTGAGTTTTAAAAGTGAGTAAAAATTTAAAGTTGAATAATAATACTACCAAAAAAAACTATAAAAATAATAAGTGATAGTACGACGGTTTTTTGTGTTGGGTTGCTCCTGGTTTTCATTCGGCTACGAATTTATAATTAGTAGCCTTATTTCTTCGTGGCGTTCATAAGAAATTGCGCCCACATTATAATTAGCAAAATTCTCGTCTAGTCTTTCTTTTTGCCCATCAGATAAATTTTTCATAATAAATAAAGATTAAGTTAATATTAGTTTGTGCCGTTGTCGCTTCGATGCTACATCTAAAATGCAACGGCTTGTTTTTGGGTTATTCTTCATCTTCATCTTCCTCCAATTCATCAAATAAAGAAGAGAAAAACTCATTAATTTCACTTTCTAAATCATACCATTCTTCACGAGCATTTTGAGAGGCTAACAAACTTGCCAATATTTCACTATTAAGACTTCCCAATTCATAACCATATTCCGAAGCAATTGAAAGACTTTCATTTAATGATGGATCATTTTCTTTTAAATAAGCTATTGCATTACTATAATATACAATGTCAATATCAAAACCGTTATTCTCGTCTAATTTTTCTGTTATGCTATCATAAGCATTTTCAAAATCTATTTCGTCTAAATCTACATAGTCTGCGAGTGAAATCTGTGTTTTTAGACTTGAAAAAAAATCTACAATTGATTGTGTTTGTGTTTCGTTTAAAGTTTTCATAATATTAAATTTTAAATTGTTGTTTTATTTGTTTAGTTTTTAGAAGGTTTCATAATTATTGTCAAAATAATTGGCATAAAAGAAAAAACCAAAAAATCAGAATTTAAAGTGATAACAGCCTGGTAAATAGACAAAACTGTTAAAACAGCGAATAATAAAAAGAAAAATGTTTTCATAATAATAAGATATAAGATTAATAATTGATTGAAAATTATCCTTTCATATCGCCAAAAGCGATTACAAGAACCAAAAGGATTGAGAAAATTGCGATAATGATAGTAGATGTTTTCATAATTAATTGTTTTAGATTGTTTTTTTTGACTGTTTCGGCTATTTTTAGCCATCTTCAGCGTAAGCACTCACTTACGGACAGTTAGGCGTAAATCTATTTGAATTACTACCTCGTTTCGGACTTATTCGGACTTAATCCCGCTTATTCCTGAGTAACGACACCCGCAGTTATAGTCTTGTCGACTTTGCAATTAATAAGGAAATTGCAACCCTGGTATTTATAGTCTATCTCGACTAACAAATAAGGCTTATATCTTTTATCTCATTTGCTTACTCAAAGATACAACACATTACAAGATATTACAAGTATTTCAATGATTATTTTAGTTTATTTACGGTATTAAACGTTTGTTGTCGGATAATGGTAATAAAACCGCATAAACATAACTAATTGTTACAAAACAAACATAAGAACCAAACAACCCAGCATAAAAGAAAATCACTAACTTTGCTAAAGATTAAAAAAAAAAAATATGAAAGTAGAAAACACTTCATTAGTTGCAATGAGATTGCCAAATCCGCCTAAGGACAAACTAACTATTACACCGTTAGAACTATTGGCCAGTGGACTATACAACGAAGAGCAACTAATCGAAACTATTGAATCATTAATAATTGAAGGTAAGAGCTATAGGCAAATCTCTAAAGAGTTCAATATCTCTTTAATGGGGCTTAGTAGGTGGCTTTCAGACCCGTTACGGTCAGCGCGTGTGAAATCTGCTAGTAGAATAAGTGCAGACTATTACGCAGATATGAGTATAAAGGTGCTTAAGGATGCGCCTGCTGACAAGATAGAGATAATGAGGGCTAAAGAGCTATCGCAGGCTTACAGGTGGATGGCTAGAGTGCGGGATACGTCGAAGTATGGCGAGAAACTGGACGTGACCAGCGATGGGCAAACGATTGTGCAGGTATCTCTAGGTACAGGCATTAAGCCGCCAGATGCAACACAAGACACAACCTATATTGACGTGTCTAGCGAATAGGTAAGGTTGTATATATAGGCTAAAGGCTGTACATTAACGATAACGTATATACGATATAAGCAATGGGAAGAGATAGCAAGTACAAAGGCGGAACAAAGGTAGTACCATTTAGGCTGCCAATAGTAGGCTACAAGGCAGTGAGGGCAAGGGTTCAGGCACTATTGGACGAGATAGCGCAGGAAAGCCAGTATAAGAGCCCAAACGCTGTGAAGTCAACAGGGGCTAGTGCTAAGACCACATTATCCAATAAAGCACAATACGAGCCAAATGAATCGAAACAATACCAATGCGGATGCACTCACGATAGTACACTGTTCAGACGTGCCAATGGCTGCAAGATACCACGATCTAACCATTTAGAATCATACACGGTCACACCCCTTAATCACGGATAGATAGATACCCCACCCCCCCCTTAAACGCAAAACCAATCGAGTTGTATATCCCTACCCATTAATTTCTAACACAAAAATTGGTTTGGTTTTTTTACGGTGACTGGTGTGTGTTTTAATTGATTTGCGTGATTGTAAGTTGTATTTTGTATATTTGTGTTGTTAAATAAATACTAACTCTTAAAACGGATTTTATGACAATAGGATTGGATTTGATGGTGTTTTGTTTGAATGATGAAGATTTGAACAAGGATGATATGGGATTAGAAGTTGATATTGATGATTGTCATTTGCGTGTTTTCACGTTTTTCAATATTGATTATATATCTCCCGATAGAGACAATCCTAATTACACTACGATTTGATCAAGTGGTGATGATTTTACTTGTAACGAGCGGTATGAAGTGGTAAAACACAAAATAGAGCAGTTAAGATTACTTCGATTTAACTAATGGCTAAAAAGACTTCTTCTACTTTTGTTGTTGATTTACTTCCTGCTGGAACTATTATTGAGATTGTGAAGTTCAACGGTAAAACAGGTGAGTTTGTCGGTATAAAAACGATGGAATATGGAGAATGGAAGTCAATGGAGAAGCAAAAAGGATTTATTTACAGAGCATATCAACAAAAATTTTCGCAATTTCATTTGAAATAATAAAAAAAATTATATATTTGTAGTATGAAAACACAAGGTTTATATTATTCGTTTAGTTGGTTCGCTTTTGGCGGGGGAATTGGCGTATGATATAAATTAAATATATTTTACTAATCCCCTTCGAAAGTCGGGGGTTTTTTATTTTGTGAGTAATGCTAAAACTGGATAAGCGTCAGACTGTAAATCTGATAACCCGCATAGGTAGTTGGTTCGAGTCCATCTGCTCCCACAAAAAAGGAAGTATAAGCCAAGTCGCTCTATGGGTCGCAGTCTTGAAAACTGTTGGGTATTTATGCCGTGTGGGTTGAAGTCCTACTACTTCCGCAAATAGAAAGTGAAACACATAGGATGTGTGCCTCCCTGCTAAGGAGTGCGATGGTAAAACATTTAGTTTCGAGTACTACTCTTTCTGCAAATGCTTATCAGCGTAGGTTGTGCCAATCGGTCTCCAAAACCGTATTGTAAAGGTTCGAATCCTTTGATTTGCGCATTATAGGATTCTAAGCTAACTCGGTAGAAGCGAATGACTGAAAATCATTAGGAATTGGTTCGACTCCAATAGATTCCACGAATGCAGTTCGATTCTGCTCGGTTACTGAGAATTGGTATCTAAATGAGGTTCGAGTCCTCCTCCAAAGAGAGATTAGTATCAGAAAGGTTTCTGAAAGTATGACAACTCGGAAAGACGGGTAATTTTAAAATCCCACTTTCGATAAAAAGAAAAGTTGGGATTTTTTTATATCTTTGATGTAGAATAATATTTTTCTAACTTAAACGAAAGGAGAAACCATCTAAATCCTCAATATTAATTTGTTGTGGATTTTTTTATACATTTGTTCTAATAATATTTTAAGATTATGAATAACACTTATGAACTGACCATAAAGCAGAACCACGCTATATATTACCTAAATGACAAAATCACTAAAATGGTATTGTTCGGAGGCTCGGCCGGTGGTGGAAAGACGGTAATTGGTTGTTTATGGTTGGTTGAGATGTGTCAAAAATATCCAAAAAGTAGATGGGTTATGGGTAGAAGCAAATTAAAAGCTTTAAAGGAAACTACTTTAAATACCTTTTTTCAGATAACAGGAGATTTAAACATAACATCACAATACAAATTCAATTCACAAACAAATATTATTACTTGGAATAATGGTAGTGAAATTATACTTAAAGATTTGTTCTTGTTCCCGTCAGATCCAAATTTTGACTCACTTGGTTCTCTAGAAATTTGCGGTGGATTTGTTGATGAAGCTGGACAATGTTCTTGGAAAGCTATACAAATTTTATTATCTAGGATGAGGTATAAATTAAAAGAATTTGGAATAATACCAAAACTTTTTATGAGTACGAATCCACAGAAAAACTGGGCTTATAGTGAATTTTATATGCCAAACAAACTAGGAACAATAGCAGAAGATAAAAAATTCGTTCAGGCATTAGCAATGGACAATCCTCACCTACCAGAAACATATATAGAAACACTTAAAACGCTAGACCACTCAAGTAGAGAAAGATTACTTTATGGAAATTGGGATTATGAAGACAATCCTTATGCAATGTTTGAGTATTCCGATATTTTGGGAATGTTCACAAGTGATTGGGTAAAGCCTACACAAGATAAATATTTGACCGCTGATATTGCCTATACAGGTTCAGATAAGTTTGTTATAGTGATATGGTCTGGATTTGTAGCTACAAAAATTATCGCTATCGACAAGATTGATGATACAATGATTTCAAAAAAATTAAACGATTTGAGGATAGAACATCGAGTTCCAATCAAGAACGTAATTTATGATTCTGACGGTTTACAGACTTTTACTCGTTTTTCTAGCAAATTTGGGGTGCTTTCAGGAGCAACAGGATTCAAAAACAATGGAAGAGCAGTAAAAGTAGCTGGTAAAATAGAGAATTTCAAGAACTTAAAGGCGCAATGTTACTTTTATTTTGCTGAATTAGTGAAAGATGGAAAGATATTGATACAAGACAAGACATATAATAAGCAAATTATAGAAGAATTTGAGCAGATAAATAGGAAACCTTTAGATGATGACGGATTAATAGCAATGGAAAAGAAATCAGAAGTAAAAGAAAGGCTTAAAAGAAGTCCTGATTTTGCTGATGCAATTATGATGAGAGCTTATGCAGAAATAAAAGGAAAAATTAAACCAAGAATTTTTTGGTAGTTAAACAAAAAAGGTTATATGAAAAATAATTTATACATTTGTACATAAAAAAATTTTAAAATGATTTTTAAAACCGACCAAGAAGCCATAGATATTATCAAAAAACACGCAAGAGTTTGTGAAGATTTTTTGGAAATGCGTGAATATTCTAAAACTTTAAAAGCATTAGTAAATGGAGAAAATTTTATCGATGAATTAATTGATAAAATTGAAATTATTGAAAGTGATAAAAAAGCATTGGCAAGAAAAAAATATTCTCGTGACATAAAAGATGTGTTCTCCAGACTATTTCAGCCAATTGACAATATTTATTATGCAACTGGAGGAGTAAAAGATTATGATATTAAACCTGCTATTAAAAAAGAGTTTATTAATAAAATAGCATCTATTCGTGATGGGAAACCTCTTTCAGAATGGGTACAACACAAAGCAATCCAGCTTTTTAATACAGATCCAAACGGATTGATATTCCTAGAATACAAAACTACTCCAAAACTTGACGTTTATCCAACTTACAAAAGCATAAACTGTATTCGATACTACGAAGCTAAAGGACAAATGGTAGATTACGTATTATTTGAACCGGAACAGAAAACTAAAGAAAACAATAAGTTTTTATGGAGAATAGTTGACGATGTAAAAGACAGAACGTTTTTACAAGAAGGAGGAATGTTTACTTTAGTCGAAGAATTAAGTTTTGAACATCCTTTTGGTGAATGTCCTGCACTTATTTGCTCAAATATATCTTATGTAGGAGAAGATGAAAAGATTGCTGCTATTGACAGTATTATTGGAATAGCACGTGAATTAGCGCAAAACCAATCGATACTTACTTTATACAAGATATTCAGGGGAATGCCTTTATTTTGGAAAGTTATTCAATTTTGTGGTGATTGCCAGGGAACAGGTAAAACAGGAGATGAAAAATGTGGAACTTGCAACGGTCACGGAAAATATGTAGGTAAAAATGATGTTACTGACGTTATTGAAGTTCCATTACCGGAAGGTGATGAAAAATTGCTTACAGGAGATAATATTGGTGGTTATTTAAGTCCTGAATTAAGCACCTGGAAGCAATTTAACGATGAATTGATTATCTTGGAAGAAAAAATGTATAAGTCTCATTGGGGAACATCATTTGGAATAAGAACAAATAATAATGTAGAGAAAACAGCTACGGAGATATTATTTGACAAACAACCTTTCGAGAACCAATTAAATAAATATGCTGATTTTGCAGAATATATCGAATGGAAATTATCAGAATGGATTTTAAATCTTTATGATTTAGGAAAAAACAAAGATGAAAGTCAAATTACTATCAACTTAGGGCGTAGATACATTATTGAAAGTTATGATGTATTACTTGAAAGATACGAACTTGCGGTAAAATCAGAATGTAATAATATTATCTTAGATAAATTATTCGAGGAATACCTTTGGAGTAAGTTTAGAAACAATCCAGTAGATTTACATATTAGTTTAGTAAAAGCACAATGCGAACCTTATTTACATACTACTTTGGCTAATGTAATTCGTATTTTCGGAAATGACGAAGCGCAAAGAAAAGTGTTGTTTCAAAAATTTTGGATAGGAGTAACAGATTATTCAGACACTAATAAAATAAAATCAGATTTTGAGACTTGGTTTCAAAAAAATAAAGTAACATTACCAACGCCAATAGTGGCACAACCTGTAATTAATTAATAATGGAAAAACAAGGGCAAGTAGGGATTTATAAGCTCTACAAATTAGGGAGATTAAGTGGAACAAATTTCAGCACTGAAATAAAAGTGTTGGATAGAGATTTACATCCCGTACATCACGATTATGCAGACAGAATCAACGAACATTCAACTATTAATGGTTTGATGTATGAGTTTGATGAAAAAGCAACTAAACTTTATTGGAGTAAAAAACCATACAAAGAAGTAAAAGACTTTACTGATTTTGAGGAATTAAAAGATGAAAATTTTGCTACAGAAGGAGTAACTACTCGAAAAACAATTGAAGAAGCCGATGCTGAAATTAAAGAAGCAAATAATGATCTTGAACATTTAAGATTAGTGTATAATGATTTGACTGACAAACAACCAAATAAAACTTGGGGAGTTAAGAAACTAACAGAAGAAATCGAAAAACTTAAAAAGTAAAATATGGCACTAGAAAATATTACAGAGATAGAACAATCTCTAGGATTAGAAAGCGGGAAGCTATCGGAAATGATTACAAGTGAAGAAAAACATACAATTGATTTATCAGGATTACTGATAGAAAAAAAATCAATTTATGATGAAAGAATCGAAAATATTAAAAAAGAAACGGCTAAAACTGCTCTTGAAATGGCAGTTAAAGAACAAAGAAACACTCTTGGATTAGAATTTACTGGTAAAACAATGGAAAACCTTGTAAATGCAGTAAAAGCTAAAGCAGAAAGCGATAGCAAAATTGAACCAGAGGCAAAATTTATGGCATTAAAATCAGATTTTGAGAAACTACAAGGAAATTTAGTAGCAAAAGAAGTAGAATTTAATACTTTTAAAACAAACATTGAAAAACAAAACACTCTTTCAGAAATCAAAAACGATTTCACAAAACACATTCCTGATAACACACTCGTTTCAAAATCTACTATTTTTACCGAAGCTAAGGAAAAAGGATTTTCTTTTGAAAGGGAAGAAGGAAAGACCGTTATAAAAGACGCAAGCGGAAATATCTTGAAAGATGAAAAAACATTGTCTCCGATTGATTTAGCGTCTTGGGTAACTAACTTTGCAACACCTTATCTTGGAAAAGTAGAGGGTGGTAGTGGAAAAGGGGATGATAAAAATCCTGCTGCTGCCGGAAGTTTTGAGGCATTTGAAAAAATGGCAGAGAAAAACGGATGGACAGATGCTCAAAAGAATATTGAAATGTCTAAAGCAATGCAGAATGGAACGCTAAAATTGTAATTATGAAATACTTTTTTATAGCAATTGAGTGGATTTTAAATTTATTCTTACATAAAAAAGCAGTAAAAATAAAACAAGAAGCTTTTTTAGAAAGACAAAATGAAATATTAAAATTCTCAAAAATAAAACAAGCAAATAAAAAATATTTAGATAAATTTTCAGGAAGAAAAAGATATGTAAAATCGCCTACTGAAAAATAAGATTCAACCCGGTAAAATAAAATTTATCGGGTTTTTTATTTTTATAATAAATATTTAATACATTTGTAGGGAATTGCGGTAATGTTAATTCGGATAAAGGCGGTAAAGCCAAACAATTTAAACGAATATTTAACTAAAAAACAAAAAGCGCAATGGCAAATAGAACCACCGCAAATCTTGTTAAGGCACAAGCTAAACTTATAGCAGCCTTTCAAGCATCTGAACTTAGATTCAGATTCCCAGCCACTTATTTGGCTTTACGATCAATGTCTCCGATTATGTTTCCTAACTACGATGCTCTTAGAACTCGTGAAGATAGAACAATTGAGACTAACTACGCAAAAAGAGCAGTTCGTTCTTTAGGTAGCGCAAGAACACACAACCACACAGGAGTTAAAGCTGATACAGCTACATTGACACCTACTTGGACTTCGTACACAGATAAATTTAATATGTCGCTTAAACAAGCTGACATTTCTATTTATGATGCACAGGAACAAATGAATCAAGAAGTAGCAAATATCGTAGCTAACTTTATGGAAGGTTATGAAACTGCTGCAACAGCTTATTTATTCGCTAACCGTTCACACATAAATATTGCAACGGCAGAAGGTGCTTTTGATGCGGTTGATTTTGTTTTTGAAATTGCCGAGGCAAAAGAAACAAGAGCGATTCAAATCACTAAAATTGCAGTTGATGCTAATAAATATCCATCAGGAGCAACTATTTTCTGTGATAGTATCTCTTACGCTAAATTTGAATATCAAGCAGCACAAGGAGCTTCTAACTCTACAAATCTTTCATTCCAATTTAATGGAATAACCTTTATTCATTCAGTTGAATTAGGCGCATTGGCAGGAGCGTTAGTTTCGGCTTATGCTAAAGGATTTTGGATTGTAGTTCCAAACGGAACAGTAGCAACTTTGCCTTGGATTCCTATTCAAAACAGAAATGGAAATTCTGACCACGCTCCATTAGCAACTTATACTAATCTATTGAACCCTGTGGATGATGAAGTATATGCAATGCACTACTACTCAACAGGCGCAGATGATAGTGCTAATAATGGATATGTACAAGATGTAGTTATTCAGTATGAAGTATCACAAGATTTAGCATTTGTCAAAGCGCCTCTTACAGTTGCAGGGGAAACAACAATCTTAGCTTTTGGTATAGTATAATGTTTACAGCAAACAAAATAGCAGATGGGTTATTGGGTATAGTAGGGTTTAGACAACCCTACAACCCTGCCTATGCTGTGTTGGATGCTGAAAATGTTTTGAGTACTTCGGGTTTATTTGTAAATGACAATCCTTATGCAAAAATCGAGTTCATAAAAGACAATCAAGATTATAAAGACATTAGTGATGAAGATTTTAATATCTTGTTAAAAGATATGCAGAAATCAAGTATTATTAGTGTATGCAATCAAGTTTTCAATGAATTTGACTTTATCGACAGAAATGTAATTTACAAAAACGCATCAAACAAAACAAATGTAGAAACACTTCCTGATGGATTTGTTGGATATAAAGTAAAAGTTTCCAATGCTAAAAACACAGCAGTTTCAATCAATCGAGTTATTCTTGATTTTGATGGAACTGGAGAAATAAATTTGCTTTTATTCAATACAGGAAAAAAAGAAGTTGTAGAAACAAAGACAATAGAAATTGTATCCGATAATCAGGTAGAAGAACTAAATTGGACGCTGGATAATTCTGGCACTACTTATAAAGGAGACTACTACATCGGATATATTACAAACGGAATTTCGGTTTCTCCTTTTAAAAGAGAGTGGAACAATGCTAATGTAATGAGTAGCTTTAAAGGTTTATGTATTGAAAAAATATTCGTTGATGGTCACGCAAGTAATGAACTGTTTGACTTAACATTGATAGATGGACTTTCACAAGATACAGGATTGAATTTAGATATGTCAGTTTATGACGATTATACCGACTTCATTCTAAACAATAAAATGCTTTTCGCAAAAGCTATTAGTCTTGACTTTACAATCCGTTGTTTACAAATGTATGTTTCTTCGATAAGAAGTAACTCAAATGAGAGAAAAGCCCAAGAACTATATCAAAAAATAATGATAGAAATCGAGGGAACAAAAGGAAGTGACAGCCTAATATCCGTTACGGGATTAAGGGAACAAGTTCTTGGAGAGGTTTTACAATTGAAACAAGAAGTCAAAAAACTAAAAACAGGTTTCTTGAAATCACGTCAAATTCTAACCTACACGCTTCAATAATGGCAAACCTAACTAAAACAAATCCTGTTGGACTTGACATTGTTCTTGATATTGTTCAAAGAAAACTCTATGAATTGAAAGATATTTGGGGAGTGGAACTTGACGGTTATCCAAGATGCCAAATATTGCTTACGAACGATGGTAAAAAAACTATCGAGGCTTATTTGGGAAATGACGAGTATAGTGGTTCATTGATTTTTGCCGAGGAAAACAAGTTTTTTATTTTGGCGGGTGAATCTACTGAAAGAGTAAAAGGAAACTATTACAAGACTACGGTTGAAGTTTATTTCATACTAAATCTTGAAAATGTTTATCCTGATACGCTTCATAGAGCAGACGAGGAAGTTAGGATTGATGTTTTGAATATTCTTAGTGAAATACCGCAAGTTTCCATCTACAAGATAGAACACAATACCGACAAAGTTTTCGCAAGGTTTAATAACAGAATTTCACAAAATTACGAACACGAGTTCACGGACGATATGCAACCATACCATTATTTTAAGGTGTTGTTGGATGTTCTTGAATACGACATTAACGCACAAAGTTGCTATTAATTAACAATTAAAAATAAAATATTATGGTATTAATCAATCAAAAAGACTGCCTTGTAAGCAGAAAAAATTTAGGTCTTTCCGACTGTATCATTCAAGAGGGAAGATTAACAGGGTTTATTATTGTTCCTAAAGGATGGGCAATCGACTTAACAACTGACACATTCGATTTAGCTTATGTAAACGAGCAAATCCAATTAGGTAATTTTGTTCCTGTATTGGGAGCAATTGAAGCTACAAATAACACCCCAGAGGCTACCACAGAGGAGTACCAAGGAGGAGTTAAATCAGTAGTTCGTAATGGACTTCCTGAATACAGCTTCAAATACTTGAAAGGTGGATGGAAATTTGCAAGTGCTTTGTACACTTACAATTCATTCCAGGCATTTGACGTTCTTTTCGTATTCTCTAGCGGAGCAATTGCAGGAGCAACAAACGGAACTACATTTTCAGGTTTTGACTTGGGAATGCTCAACAGCGGTACATACATGTATACAGATGGGGCAACTTCTTCTTCTGTAACTGTTTCTATGCAATTAATTAACGAGGTTCAATTCAATAGAGATGCTGCTATATTAGATTCATCTGTTTTAGATTTCAAAGTAAACACTGATATTTTCCCAATAACTGACATTCTTATCACGGGTAGAGCAGATGTTTCTGATGCTAAAGTTTACTTCAAACCAGTTTTTGAAACCAACCAATCTACTACATTAGGAGGAATTGCAATTGCAAACCTAAGAGTAACTGTAAGTGGAGTTGTTGATGTTATCACAGCATTGTCATTATCGTATAACGCATCGACTAAGGAGTGGAGTTTCACGCCTACAGCTACTTTAACTACTTCAACCCCTGTAATAGTAGAACTTTACGATACAGTAAATGCTGTTAATGCAGCGAAAATCGGTACGAAATATTACAAAGGAATTAGCGCAGCTATTACTCCAGTTGCATAATAACAGTTATATTATTAAAATTAAACCCCTTGTATTAAGGGGTTTTTTATTGCTTTTTGATAAGCATTATAAGCGTCAATTTCATTTATAAAATATCCTAAGTGTTTTATTTTTCTATTTATTTGAATTGTAGCTCTCCATTTTTCATATTTTTTGTACCAACTAACTCCAGTAAATTCACTTGTACTTTTTAAAGTTTTTTTATGTTTGATAACATTATCTCTTGGAGTTAAAAGTTGTAAATTTACTACCATATTATCTAATTTATTTCCTTCTTTTATGTGGTCAACTTGTGTTATACCTCCATCACGAGTATGGTTTAAGAATGCCATAGCTATAACTGCGTGAGTAGATATTTTTTCTTTAATTCCATCTTTCGATAAACTAACATTAAGATACCCCCTACTATTTATGGATTGTTTTGAAATTTTTTCTTTACTTTGAAAAGGATATTTTCCTTTTTTTAAAATAATTCTACTCAAACATTTAACTCGACCTAAGACCGATGCCTGATAATAACCCTCATAACCATATACATCTCTCCATTCCTCACAACAAACTAATCCATCGTAGTTAATATAGAATAAATCTTTTAAATCTAAATTTTTGTAATATTCCATAATTATAATATAAAAAGAAAATCCTAAAAGAGCCACTACGCATCGATTAGGATTTCTTGGTTAGTCGTTAGACTAAATATCTTAATGCAAGTAGTGGATTGCAATACAAATATATAAAAAAGGTAATTCATATCAAAATATTACTTACTTTTGTAATGAATGTAATGCACCCCGTAAATGAGGTGCATTTTTTATTTAACTAAAACCCTAATAAAATGGAAATTTTTGATAAACAGATTTTCGGTGACGACAAAGACCAATGGTTAGCAATGCCTATTGAGGATAAAGTAGAGTGGATTCGCAAATACACGAACCAACAAGACGATGCTATTATTGAGGAGTTTGTGAATAACCCTAAAGTATCTAAAGATAAAATATGCCTTACTTGTGGCGATAAAACTAATTATGCGAAAGAAGAGGTTGTTTTAACTTCAAACAACTTAAAACAACCAGAAACAACAAAGAAATCACGTAAAAAATAAATTATGGCTTCTGCTGCTGAAATGTTACGACGACTTAAATCTGTTTCTCGAATTACTACATTGCGAGAGATGGTTTATGATGAGTTGATAAAGGAGGAGGATACATTGATAATGTTGAAGGAACAGGATTTTTTAGAGGGTGATATTTACGGAACAGGTACAAAATATACTTATGCTTGGGAAAGTTACGCAGAAGAAAAGTTTAAAAAAAATACAAGAGCAGGATTTGGAAACGTGGATTTAATAAATACTGGAGCTTTTATATATAGTTTCAAACTGAATAAACCAAAACAGAATAAATACTTATTTGGTGCAACCGATCCGAAAAGAGGAAAACTTGTAGATATGTATGGAATCGACATTATGGGATTAAATCAACAAGTATTTGAAAAATTTCAATTGGAAATTATCAAACCAAGATTTATTAGAAAGTTAAAAGCAATAATCAATAAGTAATGAGTAAATACAACTCTATATCAAATATTCCGGCTAAAACTTTCTTTGATATTTTAGAAAGTAAAGACTTCAAATTGCTTGAACCTTTAGAAACTGAAACCGATTCGGAATTGGAGAAAATATTTGTTTCAATTTATGATGACTACTTTGTTCGTAGTGAAAATCCAAAGTCTAAGGAGTTTTTGAGATTACGTCAGGAAATAGCGTTTTTAACGCATAAAATTGAAAGCATAGTTCAGATTATGGATTTTCTTTTATTTAACACTACAACGAAGGAAATGCGTGTTACATTACTACAATCATTGATTGATATAGGAATAAATATCAATCTTGAAAACAATTTTATTGAGGAAGTTAAAAACGTGTTGCAAGTTGAGATTGGAATTTTGAACAATGACCTGAATTTCTATAAAATGGACTTGGATAACCTGACAAAAGATAACAAGGATAGCGTATTTAATTTTTATGAAAGTCTTATTGGATTGGAGTCAATTCACGAGCGTACATTATCGGACGATATGGTTTTGGCAAAATTCATCGAATATGAAAAACTAGCCATAAAAAAGGCGCAACAACAAAAGCAGAAAAACGCAAAATTTAATACATAATATTATGGCAAACGAATTTATTGAGATAATTAGTCCACAAGCGAAACAGCAAATTGATGATATAATGTTGCAAGTAGATAAACTTGCGAAAAAAATAACTGATATTCCTAAATTTCAGCTTGCCAACACGCCTAGTGGTTCGGATAATAACATTAATAAATTAACAGATGATTTAAACAAACAAGCTAAAGAAATAGACAATTTAAAAACTAAATTAGCGGGTTTAAATCAAGAAAAAGCAAAAAGTAATGCACTAACTACCCAACAAAAAGTTGATAACGCTATAATATTAAAACAAGAAAAACAACAAGCTACATTAACAAGTGCTTATGCCGATGCTTATGCTAAATTAAATGCACAACGTACTATTGCTAAAACAAAACTTCAAGATTTAATAGCATCCGAAACCGCATCAAATGCTGAAATAAGAAAAGCGCAAAAAGAATTTGACGTACTAAACAAAAAAGTTGCTGCTGCGGATAAAGCGGTTGGAAGATTTAGCGATGCCAACCGTAAAATTAACGGATTAGCAAGTAGTGTAGGAAACTTAATGACTGCTTTTGGAGTTGGAACAGGACTTTATTTAGCGGTTGATATTGCAAAAGGAATTTATGATACCACAAAGGCTTTGCAGTCAATGGATTTGGCGTTGAAAATGGTTTCTGAAACAGACCTTGAATTTGCTAAAAACCAACAATTTATAAAAGAAACTGCTGAAAAATGGGGATTAGAGATAAAATCATTACAAAAAACCTATACACAGTTCTACACAGCATCAAAAGGGTTATTGAGCGATGAATCGATAAAAACTACCTTCGAGGGAATAGCAAAAGCTGGTTCTGTTATGGGATTGTCTTTGGAAAACCAACAGGCGGCATTCTACGCCATTGACCAAATGATGTCGAAAGGAACAGTTACTGCTGAGGAATTGAAGAAACAGTTAGGTAATGCAATGCCGGGAGCAATTAAAGCTGCTGCAATGGCGTATATGGAATTACACCCTGCCATTAAGTCGATACAAGAAGCTGAGGCTGCTTTGTATGCGGATATGAAAAAAGGAGCGATTGATTCCGCTACTTACGTTCCGTTAATTGCTAAAAATTTCCAGATACTTTACGGAATTGAATCTTTAAATTCAGTTCATACAATGCAAGCTGCCCAAAACAGATTGCAGAACAGTTGGACGGAATGGATAAGAGGGATGTCGTCAGGAGGAACAGGATTGAAAATTATTGTTTCCGTAATGGAATCTTTGGCAGATAATTTAAGTACTATAATATCTACTTTAGCAATTGGAACGGCAGGATGGTTGGCTTATAAAACTGCGGTTATGTTGGCTAATGCCCAAACAAAATTACTTGCATTAACGACTACTACTGCTACTGTTGCAACAGCAGAACAAACGGTTGTAACTGGATTTCAAACAGCAGCGCAAGTCGCTAACGCAACGGCTACAAATGTAGCCACAACAGCTTGGCAAAGATTTACTTTGGCTTTAAAAGCGAATGCTTTAGGATTAGCAATATTAGCATTAGGAGCTGCTATTGTGATATTTAATCATTTCAATAAATCAATCGAAGAAACAACTGCTGAAATCAAAGAAGCAAATAATGCTTTTATTACTAATAGAGAAGTAGTTACTGAAACAATTATTGAAAATAAAAGATTAATTGATAGATATGAAGAATTAAGAAAAAAGACAAAACTCACAAAAGAAGAACAACTAGAATATAATGGTATTTTAGCTGATTTGTCTAAAAAAGTTCCAAGTGCAATAACTGGAGTAAATAATTATGGAGTTGCTATAACGTTAAATACTGAAATTCTTAAAAAATATAATTCGGAATTACAAAAACAATTAGAAAATGAAAGAACAATAGCCTTAGTAAAGGATAGAGAATTATTACCACAACAACAAATAAACGTTGCTGAAAAACAAGCGCAATTAAATGAAACTTTACGTTTTCAAAAAGCTGGAGCCACAAAACAAGGAGGAAAAGATATAAAATTAGCAATTGCAGAACAACAATTAGCATTGTCTATTGCTAAAAATGAACTTACCATGACTGCTGCTAGAATAAAATCTATGTCTTCTGCTACATTGGCTGAAAAGCAAAAAGTAATAGATGATAAAAAAACAAAAGAAGAAGAAATAAAAAATGTAGAATGGTATGATAAAAAGATAGCTGATTTAGAAAAAACAAAATCAGGATTTGTAAAACGAGGAGAGGGTTTAGAGTACCAAAAACAACTAAAAAAACTTCAAAAAGAAAGAGCATACATATTAGGAGAAGAAGAAAAAGTAGATAAAAAAGCAATTAAAGCCGAAAAAGACGCTGCTAAAGAAAGGGAACAACTCTTGAAAGACCAATATGATGCCGAGATGTCAAATCTTAATATGAGAAAAGAGGCATTGTCAGACCATTTAAACAATAAGAAAAACTTCAATCAAGAAGAAATAAGTGTTTTTAAGTTTGGAACAGAAGAAAAGATAAAATATTCTACTAAACTTGCTGCTGCTGAACTTGCAATAGCCGAAAGAGTTTATAAAGAAAAAGTAAGATTAGCCAATAAAGAAATTTCAGACAGGAAACTTACTCCAGAACAGGGTAGAAATGTACTTATTCCTATTGAAAATGAGTTTTCAAAAAGCAAAGTAGATATTATACAAGGAAATGCGAACAGAACAATAGGTGTTTTTAAGGATTACTTTAAATCCCTTGACAATATGCCTGACACTATTTTTGGAGATAAATTCAAATTAACTCCAGAGCAAGAACAAATATTAAAAGATAGTGCTGATAAATTAAAAGCACAACTTAAAAACCAGATGAAAATCTTTAAGGATTTTGCTGGTGATTTTGCAGACAAGTCAGGATTTACGCAGACATTCGATTCGTTGTTTTTAGAAGACGATAATGGAGTTTCCCTATTCGACTCTTTTATGGATAAAACAAAAACAATGGAGGAGCGCACAAAGGCTATGTATCTTGCAATTTCTTCTGCTGCACAAGATGCTGCAAATTTAATGTTTGAAGCAAGCAATAAAAGATTTGCTAATGAATATGCTAATTTAGATAAAGAATATGAGGCTAGAAAAGAGTTCGCGGGTGATAGTGAAGCAGCACAAAAGAAATTAGATGAAGATTACGAAAAAAGGAAAAAAGAAATAGCTAAAAGAGAGTTCAAAGCAAAGCAAAAACAAACTATTGTAAATATAGCAATGGACACTGCGCAAGCTATTATGGCAGCAGCACCAAACGTTTATCTTATGGCAGCTATGGGGGTTATGGGAGCGATACAGGCTGGTATTGTAGCATCACAAAAAGTGCCTGAATATTGGAAAGGTACTGAAAATGCGGAAGCAGGATTGGCTTGGACACAGGAAAGAGGAGCAGAGATAGTTACCGACAAAAAAGGAAACATAAAGGATTTTGGCTCAGATAAAGGGGCAAGATTAACTATGATGGAAGCAGGCGACAAGGTTATCAATGCCGAAAGAACAAAAAGATTGATGTTCAACAATGAATTGAACTCGATAATGATGGATAATGGAATAGGCAATGCTCCTAAAATTGTTGTAAATTCTGGTATGACGAAAGCGGAAATGAAAGAAGCATTAATGGAAACTATTGGAGAGCAGCCGCACTACCATACAAATATTACCGAGGGAGGAATAAGCAATCTTGTGATAAAAAACGGAAACATCACAAGAACAAACAGCGCAAGAGGAAATTCAACTAAAACAATATTCAGGTAATGGCAGGAGAAAAATTCTTTTTAGTTTTTGACGATACGCCGAATAAACGTCAACAAATCAACGAGCCTATAAATTTTAGCGAGGTTGACTTCAACTTTGACCAAAAGGAAAATGGAATGGGGCGTGACGTTTCGTTGTCAGGAGGGAAAGTCAATTTCAAGTTTACTTTATACCGCCACGGAAAAGCGTTCGACAAGATACTTTATTATGCGCATTATCGGGGTTTTGAGGCAGACGTGAAACTAATAATCGTAATGGAAGATGGAACAGAGTTCATCGGGGAACTTGATTTCGTTATGGCAACAACCAATGATTTCAATTACTTTGAATGTCCTGTTATTGTGGAAAGCGAAACGCAGGTTTTCAGGAGGCAAAGCGAAACAAAGGTGGATTTGTTTTCGAGCGTAGATACTTTCGGAGAAGCAATAACTCCATTGACTCCTGTAAATATGCTTTTGCAGTCAAAACCTGCTATTCAAACAAGTATTTGGAAACAAGCTACTGAATCTACTATTGTAGCTTCTCATTTAGGAGAATACATAAATATAAGTCAATCTATTGAATCATCAGAAATATTAAACACTCTAAATCCATTTTCTACTAATAGTACGAATAGGGATGATTTTAAAATATTAACAGCAAAGAGTAAATTAAAAAATGTAAAACTAAACATTAAAAATATTGACATTTCTATTTCTGGAGGAACAACAAAAGTTGCTAGAATATTTTTACTTAGAGGAGTTACATTACCACCAATAACAGGAAGTACATTCGCAAACGCAAACATTTTATATAATATATCATCAAGTTCTGATATAAATATAAATACGAGTTTACCTGAATTTATAATTGGAGATGTTGGACAAGAAGAAAATCTATGGTTATTTTTGCTTGTAACTCAAACTTTAAATTATGAATTAACTACTATTGTACGAAGTGTAGATGTTGAAATATCAGCAGAATCAACATCTTATAATTCCATAGTTCCTTGCATTCACGTTATCGATGCTTTAAAGCAAATAGCAAAATCAACTGCCAACTTGGAAATAAATGCTCCAAGATATGATGTAGGAGGAGAATTGTATGGAACAGTAATCACGAATGGTAAAATGTTGGGCGGGAATACTACCGACCCTTTTTATGTTAGCTGGCAAGACATTA